CATATAAAGAAGTATTAGAAGTTCCTAATTGGGAATTTGTAGAAAGATATGAATTAAATAATGTTCAGTATATACACGGAGAAGGTGGTACTGCAAGAACTAAATGCAGGGCAGATATGATGAATACTGTTCAAGGACATTTACATACACAATGCTACACAGAACACTATGTTGGAAAAAACTTTAGAGTTTATGGAACTCAGGTAGGTTGTGGTATCAATCACAAGTCGTATGCTATGGCTTACGCAAAATATGGTAAACGTCCTGCTGTAGGTTGTGCAGTTATTCTTAATAATGGACAAACTCCATTAAACCTTTTAATGCCCTTATAGTCAATAAGTTAGGTATTTCTTAAATCTAAATTGTTAATAAGTTAATTAATTGTTATGTTAATATAATAGTTAATTAAAATATTTATTATATATTTGTAAAGAATTTAAAACAAAAACAATTATGAAAACAAAACTTTTTACAAAATCAGAAATAATTGAACATATAAAAACAAATACTATTTGGAAAGATGCTCAATTTTATGTAACTAAACAAGGAGATTTAACAATGTCATTAGATGGGGACTTTGTTGATCATACTTGGAAAGCAGAAACTTTTATAAACAAATAAATAACAAGGGGGTGTAAAAACCCCTACCAAAAACAAAAACAAATGGTATTAGAAAAACGTAAGTTAAGATTAGTAAGTAAAAGATTTAAAAATATATTATTAAATATAATATTTTTCATAATAGTAAGTATAGGATCAGTAGGTTTATTAATGTTGGGTGGTTTATTAGATAGAATATAATTATGGATATATATAAACCAACACCATTAACTGATGAAGAATATGCTGAGTTACAAATTCAACATCAAAAAGAAAGAGAAAAAAGATTACTGACTTATGATAATACTAAGGTTGAAGCTAAGTTAGTTTACTACAAAGGTACTTCTGCAGCAGTAGGAACTAATTCTTATTTAAATAAACAATTTGCAGATATTAAAAAAGATTGGAACTCTGTAATTATGATAGGAACAACTAGACAAAGATGTGCTGATGATACAATAGAGATCACAGGCACATACTCTTTAAATCTTACAGATAAAATGATAAAAGAATATGAAGCTAATGACAAAAAACTTTTAATAATATGAAAACAGAAGATTTAACTGAAAATGATATAAATAAACTAAAATTGATAAAACAATTATTAGATAAGGAAGAAACATCTAGCAATATGATTTACAAAAGAATGAATGATATAAATACTTTTCAATGTGCAGACAATGAATTGTATTTAAGAGGGCAAGATGAAATGGGAGAGGATTTTACAATAGTGTTTGATGCTTTTAACTTCTTAGAGTGGATAGATAGAGAGCAAATACAATACATAAAAAAACAAACAATTAAATATATAAAACAAAAATGAAAAAAGAAAACAGTTATTTAATAGCTATACAAAGTGAATTAAAAGCACCTAAAAATCAATATAATAGTTTTGGTAAATATAAATATAGAAGTGCAGAAGATATATTAGAAGCAGTAAAACCATTACTTAAAAAATATAATTGTTATTTAACAATAACAGAAACTACTAAAGAAATTGCAGGTTATTTAGTCTTAAATTCAAAAGTAGAAATATCAGATGGAGAAAAGACTTTATCAGTAGAAGCACAGGCAGGTATTAATCCTGAAAGAAAAGGAATGGATATAGCACAATCTTTTGGATCTAGTAGTTCTTATGCTAAAAAATATGCACTTGGTAATTTATTTTTATTAGATGATACTAAAGATGCTGATAGTAATAAAGTCAATGAACCTATTGGTAAAAAGGTTTTATCAAGTGAAAAGTTTAATGCTATGTTAAAAGCAGCAAATGAAGGAAAAACAGATTTAGTAAAATCTAAAATGAAAGATTATATTTTATCAGATAATCAACAAAAGGTTTTAAGTACAACTTTAAATAATTAATAAATAATAATAAAATGAAAAATGTAATAGAAGGAAAATTAGTAAAAGTATTTGATTTAGAATCAGGTACATCTAAAGCAGGTAAAGAATGGAAAAAGCAATCAATCTTAATAGAACAAGATACTAAGTACAATGCTGAGGTTGTAGTTTGTTTTTTTAATGATAATGTAAATAAGATAAAAGCTAATGAAATAGGAAACATTATAAGTTGTAATATTAATTTATCATCTAGAGAATTTAATGGTAAGTATTACCACAACATAGATGGATATACTTGTAATGTAACTGATATTATAAATAGAGATCAAGGCATAGAGGAAGAAAGTGATGACTTACCATTTTAATTATGACAGAAAAAGAAAAATTTATAGAAATATGTAATTTAACTACTAATATAGTAGGACTAGATAAAGGATCTTTAGCTGAAAAAACTAGAAAAGAAATGGTACATACACCTAGAATGGTAGCTAGTCTTGTTGGTAGAATGATAGAAGATATACACCCTACAACTATAGCTAAAATAATTAAAAGAGATAGAACATCTGTTTTGCATTATGAAAAATGTCATAGTATGTACTATACTTCTGATCCTAAATATAGAGAACTATTTAATAAAGTTTATAATATTTACTTTGATATAATCAAATTAAAGAAAAAATTTGAATCAAAAGATAAGATTAGAATGTTATTAGTTAAATCAGGTATAGATGTTAATATTAAGAAACCACAAGTATATATTATAATAAAAAGTGGATCTATAGTTTATAAATTAAAAACTAATTATTTTTATTGTTCTGAAAATATTAATACAATAAAAGATGTTTTCAAAGATTATAATTATACTTTAGAAATAAAAACTATATGAAAGAGAAACCAAATTACTATGCTATTTTAACTGCTGATGTTAGATATAATAAAAATCTAACACCTAATGCTAAATTACTTTTTGCAGAAATAACTGCTTTAGAGAATATGAATGGTCAATGTTTTGCAAGTAATAGATACTTTGCAGATTTATATAATGTATCTAAAACAAGTATATCAAAGTGGATAAGTCAATTAGAATCATTTGATTGTATAAAAACTACATATACATACAAAGAAGGTAGTAAAGAAATTGATAAGAGGTATATAACAACTATTAAAGGGGGTATTGAAGAAAAGTTAAATAGGGGTATTGAAGAAAAGTTAATAGATAATAATACAAGTATTAATAATAATATTACATATAGTAATAAAAGGGAGTTTTTTAAAAAACCAAATGTTTTAGAAATTAAGGATTATTGTTTAGAAAGAAATAATAATATAGATGCTGATTCTTTTTTTGATTTTTATGAATCTAAAAATTGGTTTGTAGGAAAAAATAAAATGAAAGATTGGAAAGCTAGTATAAGAACTTGGGAGAGAAGAAGTTTAGATCAATCTAATAAAAGTAAAATAAAAACACAGGTATCAGAATGGGAAAAGGCAAAGAAATATATAGAAAAAATATAATAGAACTAGATGATTATTTTGCATATAGTGGTAAAATTGAAATAAATGGTAAATTTACAAGTAACTATGAAGAATATAATTACAATAAAAATACCTTTATAAATAATGATATGTCAAAATATGTGCTGAAGGATTACAAAAAAATTAAAACTAAAATTAAATAAAATGGAAACAATACTAACAATACTATTAGCATTAGCAACTTATGGATTTGGATTTCTTAGTGGTACTATTTCTAATCAAGATAAAACAGAAATAGAAGAAGATCATAATCAATCAGCTATACACTTTAATAGTATAAGCAAAGATGATTAAGACATTACAAGAAGAAAACAAAAAGGAATTAATTGAAAAGGTAATAGATTTAATAGGTATAACTTCTGTATCTCTTGGACATAGAATAGATGCAGATACTATTTTTACTTTAGCACAAATATTTGCTGAAGATCTACAAACAGAAAACAGATTTAAAAGACTGACTTTTAATCAAGTGCAAGATGCTTTTAAAATAGGTGTAAGGTTTAGTGAGTTTGATCCTTACATTAATATTAGAACATTTTACAGATTCGTAATTAGTCATAAAAAGACTATAGATTCTGCTTACTATGATGTTCATACACTTGGTAAGAATTCAACACAAGTACCTTATTATCAACCACCTAAAAAATTATTAAAATGAATGAAGAAGAACATACAGGAATACCTGCAGTAGATAAACTAATAGAAAGTATATTAAAAGATGAAAAAGAACAAGTTGAATTAACTTGTTGTGGTGTAGAGATAACTACATTAATATCTGATAATGGTTTATGTCCAATTTGTTTAGAAAATATATGAAAACAAAAGATAAAGTAATATATTGGTTAGATAAATATCCAAAACTTAGAGATGATGATAATAGACTTTGTGCTAATATATGGTCTGAAGAATTAAATAATTTAGAAATAACTGCTAAAGATTTTTTAAGGTTATATGCTAGTAATAAATTAACATCAGCACCTAGTATAAAAAGAGCAAGAGCAAAGTTACAAGAGGAATGTCCTGAATACAGAGGGGAGAAGTATAATATAAGAAAAGGAATACTGCAAGATAAATGGAGAAAAGATCTAGGTTATGAAAACAGTTAATAGCTTAAGTGGTGGCAAAACATCATCTTACATAGCAGCTAACTATCCTGCTGATTACAATGTATTTGCTTTAGTAAGAACAAATGATAAGAACTGTATATATCCTGATAAAAAACTAAGACAAATAGTATCAGATAAAATAGAAACTGAGTTTATAGGCACATTAGAAGATGATGTTATAATACATACAATGCTAGATTTAGAACAATTTATAGGGAAAAAGATTAATTGGGTAACAGGTAAACCATTTGATGAAATTATAATAAGAAAAGATAAAAAATATTTACCTAATGTCACACAAAGATTTTGTACTTCTGAAATGAAACTGAAACCATTATTTGATTGGTGGTATAAAAATATAAATGAAGTTGTTGAAATGAGAATTGGTTTTAGGGCTAATGAGGGAAGTAGGGCTAAAACTATGTTATCCAAAGTAAATGATAATGGTAATTTAGAATTTAAATCTATTGTAGGTAAAAGAAAATCACAAAACAAGTGGGAAGATATAGAATGGCAAAAACCATATTTTCCATTAATAAAAGATAATATTTATAAAGATAAAATTGAATTATATTGGCAAGACAAAAATGTGCGATTTGCATATATGAATAACTGCATTGGTTGTTTTCATAGAAGTCCTGTATTATTAAAATATATGTCAGATAAACACCCAAACAAATTTGAATGGTTTGTTAATGCTGAAAGTGATGGTTATGGTAAAAGAACATTTAAAAATGGAATGACATATAATCAAATAAGAAATAGTTTAAAACAAGTTAAATTATTTGAAGATGATTTTACAGATTGTGATTCAGGATATTGTGGATTATGAAAAAGACTTTAAGCAAATTAAAGAAAGAGTTAGATAAATGGTTTAGTTTATATATAAGAATTAGAGATGCAGAAAAAAATACAGGTTATGTAAAATGCTTTACTTGTTCTGCATTTAAAAATTATAAAGATGGTATGCAATGTGGTCATTTTATGTCTAGAAGGCATATGGCTACAAGATTCCATAAATTAAATCAAGTACAATGTATTAAGTGTAATATGTATGAACAAGGAATGCAGTATGAGTACAGTAAAAACTTAGATGCTAAATATGGAGAAGGTACTGCAGAAGAACTACAGTTTTTATCTAGGCAGTCCTATAAAATGTTAAGATCTGATTATGAAGAACAGATAATTTATTACAAAAAGATTGTTAAAAACTTAAAAAAAGAAAAAAATCTAAAATAAATATTTCGTTATATTTGGGTTATGACAAAACCCATTTTTGCAAATACTATGCATCAAATAATTGTCAATGACTATTTAAACTTGATGTTGTCTTTTGTAAAAGAAATTTCTACTAAAACAAAATACCAAAATTTCAAAGAAGTATTAGAACTAATTATTGAATATCACAATAGTTATGGAGAAGATGTTACTGCAATTTCAGGTAATTGGAATGATTGGTTAATGATAATTCCTGTAAATACTTCTGTAATGGTCAATGGTTTTTTTGCAGGTATATCTACTAAAAGCAATTCAGAAATTATAAAGTCTTATAAACTTTTATTAGACAATAGTTTAGAACTATTAGTAAAAGATTTAAAAGAAATAGAGTTTACTAATGAATAAGATTTATCAAGCAGTAGCAGATTGTAGAGAAACATTTGTAGAGATGTCTTACACTTTTAGTCAAGATGTAAATGAAATACAAGAAACTGTTTCAGAATTAATGCTTTATTTTTTACAGATGAATCCTGATACTCTTAGATCTATTTACGAAAAAGATAATAAAAAAGGTATATTAAGTTATGGCGCAGTAGTTTTAAGAAGAAGTTTTACAAGTCCTAGAAGTCCTTATTATTATAAATACAAAAAGTATTATACACATATTGATAGTAGATCAAGTAATATAACTTATGATAATTCAGATGTATATCATAAAAAACATTTATATAATATACCAAATCCTAATGAATTTCAACAATGGCAAAAGTTAGAGCAAATCGATAAAGCATTAGATGATTTTTATTGGTATGATAGAGATGTATTTAAACTCTATTATTATGAGGGTAATACACTTAGTGGACTCGCAAAAAAAACAGGTATAAGCAGGAACAGTCTGTTTACAACTATAGATAAAGTAAGAGAACAATTAAAAGAATTGCTAGATGAATAAGTTTTTTGTAAGTGATGAGGTTTACAAAGATAGACTTGACATCTGTAAAGGTTGTGATTATTATTTTAGACCTACGGGTTCTTGCAAAATTTGTTTATGTTTTATGTCAATCAAGGCACGAATCAGTTTAATGGAATGCCCACAGAAGTATTGGTTAAAGACTAAGGAACTTGAACAACCTGTAGGAATACCTGAAGAATTAATTGAAGAAGTATTACTAATATGGGAAGATATTAAAACAGGGATAGCTAAAAATCAAGCAGTAAAAAAGAGAATGATTACTCTTTACAACACTATATATGGAACAAATTATAAAACAAACACAAGTTGTGGAACTTGTTTAAATGATACTTTTAAAGGAATTAAAATAATATATGAAAAATACAGAAGATAAAACACCAAATTATTATACAGGAAAAGTCTATGGATATAAAGCATTTGATATAATAGAGGACTATGCATTAAATTATAATTGTGCAACTGCACTTACTTACATTTTAAGAAGTGATAGAAAACATAATACACCTGATGAGTGTTTGCAAAAAGCAATAGATCATCTAAATAATGAATTAAAAAATTTAAAAAAGAAAAAAAAGAAAGTTAGAATAAGTCATATTTAAAGGAGAGTAGGCATAATGCCAAAATAATTATTAAATGTTTTTATGCTCTCCTTTATTTTAAAATTAATACTATGTTAATATATCAATGTAATCAATGTGCAATAACTAAACAATTAAGCAAAATTGTAATGAAAATAATTGACAACAAGGTTTGTCATATTGGTAGTGAATGTCCTGAATGCGGAGAATATATGCAAGAAGTAGAAAAGGAGTTTGGTGGATTTCCTTCTCTTAAAAGAACAGAACCAACTTTATCTAACAGAAAAGATAAACTATGGGGTGGTGTTAAAGACAGATTAAAATAAATAACAATAAATTCTATTATATACTATGAAACTAGAAATCAATAAGTTAAAACCAAATCAAGCTAATCCAAGAATTATAAAAGATAAAAAGTTTAAAAAGCTTATTAAGTCTATAAAAGAATTTCCTGAAATGTTAGATCTTAGACCTATAGTAGTTGATGAAGATATGACAATTTTGGGTGGTAATATGAGATATAAAGCTTGTATAGATGCAGGACTAAAAGAAGTTCCTGTTACTATTGCTAAAGGTTTAACTGATGCACAAAAGCAAGAGTTTATAGTAAAAGATAATGTAGGGTTTGGAGAATGGGAATGGGATATGTTAGCTAATGAGTGGGATAGTGTTCAACTTGCTGAATGGGGTTTAGATGTATGGGAAAATCAAGATGATGTAATAGAAGAAGAAGATGAAACATATACTAGAAAAATAGTAGCACCAACTTATGAACCAAAAAATAAAAAACCTGAATTAGAAGATTTGTTTAATACAGATAAAGCAGATGAACTTATACATAAAATTAAACAAGCTAAATTAAGTGAAGAAGAAACATTATTTTTAAGTCATTGTGCATTAAGACATACAGTATATGATTATAGTAAAATAGCTGATTTTTATGCACATTCAAGTAAAGAAATTCAAAAACTTATGGAAGATTCTGCTTTAGTTATTATAGACTTTGATAAGGCAATAGAAAATGGATATGTAAAACTGACTAAAGAAATAGCTGCAGCATATAAAAAGAATGGCATATTATGATAGATAAAGATTTTGCAGTATTTATTTTAACTTATGGTAGAGCAAATAATGTTAAGACATATAAAACCTTAAAAAGATTTGGATATACAGGTAAAATATATTTAATCTGTTCAGATGATGATAAGCAAGTTAAAGATTATAAAGAAAAATATAAAGATCAAGTAATAGTATTTTCTAAAAAAGATTATAAAGATAAGTTTGATATTGGAGATAATTTTGATGATGAAAGGGTAGTTGTTTATGCTAGAAACTCTTGTTTTAATATTGCAAAGAAATTAGGTATAACATACTTTTTAGTATTAGATGATGACTATACAGACTTTAGCTATAGATTTAATGATGAATTATCTTACAATAAAGGTAGGGGGTATATAAATAAAGTAGATGATATATTTAAAGCAATATTAAAATATTATAAATCAATTCCTGCAAAGACTATAGCACTATCCCAAAATGGAGATTGGATAGGTGGACAACATAGTGGTTGGGCAAAAGAATTAAAGCTTAAAAGAAAATGTATGAATAGCTTTTTTTGTAGTACAGAAAGACCATTTAAATTTATGGGTAGAATAAATGAAGATGTTAATGCTTACACATTACTTGGAAGTACAGGAGATTTATTTTTAACTATACCTAATGTTTCTTTAAAGCAAACAGATACACAAAGTAATGATGGTGGATTGACAGACATCTATTTAGATCAAGGAACTTATGTAAAGTCTTTTTATTCAGTAATGTTTTGTCCTTCATCTGTAAAGGTAGGTATGCTAAATACTGAAAGATCAAGATTACATCACAGAGTAAGTTGGAACAATGCAATCCCTGTTATATTAAATGAAAAATATAAAAAACAATGAACAAAGATAGACACATAAAAAAGGAATCAATAATAGCAGCATTAGAAAAGTCTTTAGGAGTGGTAACTGTAGCTTGTAAACAAGCAGATGTTCCACGATCAACATATTATAAGTGGTTAAATGAAGATGAGGAATTTGCAAAGGCAGTTAAAGATATTGAGAACATAGCATTAGACTTTGGAGAAAGTCAATTACATAAACAAATAGGAGATGGTAATACTTCAGCTACTATATTCTTTTTAAAGACTAAAGGAAAGAAAAGAGGTTACATAGAAAGAAATGAAGTAGATCTTACATCAGGAGATGAACCAATTAAAATTAATGTAAATATCAAAGGGGTTGAATATTGATACTGAATTTACTCATACTCAAGGACAAGCAATAGAATATCTATTTGATAAGAAAACAACAGAAGTATTATTTGGTGGTGCAGCAGGTGGTGGTAAGTCTTGGGTAGGTTGTAGTTGGTTGATTCTATTATGTATTAAATATCCTAAGACTAGGTA